CTAGAAGTTAAAATTAACTAATAGGTAGCTAGAATTAACACGAAAATAGCTAACTTTTACCGCCTAAAAGTTTAGACAATTTATCTTTTAACTCTTCTGTTATCTCTTCACTTGTCTTGTCAGCTTGTTTAGTTTCAACCTCTAATTTGTTACCAAACATTTGAACTGTTTGCCCTAATAAATGAAGTGCTTTTAATCTATTACTTGCCTGATCCCCTTGTTCAACTTCTTCAGTAAGTTTTTTTAAGACGTACTCTTCACGCCTGACCGCTCTCGTCAGCTTATCTTCATCCATACGCCTTTGTATCAACTTTATCCTATTGGTAACCTTTGGGTTTGCCATCAGTTCACTTGCCATGTTCCATATTGTGTTATCTTTAGTGCTAGGACTAACATTATATACACGCCTATAAGCATCACTACTTGTAAGGCTTTCCTCAGCTACAAGCCTCGCAAACTCTAACTGTTTGGCAGTAATTGGCTGATCCTTTTTTTTGGTCTCTTTAAAATCTTTTTTATTATTACTTACCAATTTTAATCTTGGTTTTTTATCGTCATTTTTTTTTGCCATGATTTACCTATGAAATTATTTGAAATACACTTTTCAGAAATTAGCACCTGAATAACCAACTGTAAATATTTTCTCGTTTCGTGAAACTATGTTTAATAGCCCATATAAGCCCATACAGCGATGAAAGGTGTTCTAGGCTACCATACATCAAAAAAGTTTGTTTCGCAGTTTTTGGCTTCAGCTCTACGTTACAGAACGTCACTATAAAAAAGATATAAAAGTTTCAGAAAAAACATCGCTTTATTCGTATACGGGGAATTTTAACAACCATTTTAAACTTACACTTACACAAAAGTTGAAATTAACTTTTATTCTATAAGTTAAGGAAATTTTTATTTGAGTGTCAGCAATGGTTACAGATATATTTTACAATTATTTACATATATTTACACATTTGGGCTTGTATATATCTTATTAGTTGTTATATTAGTTAGTGAGACAGCCCCTATCATTTGGCAAAAATCCCATTCTCGTGAAAGGGCGAGGTCTTGGAGGAAGTAAGCTCTCCCCATGGAAACAGATAAGCCAAACTTTGAGGACTTAGCTTTGTAGTGATTGCTAGGAATTTTTGAGACATATTAGAAAGTTGTACGGCTTATCAAACAACGATAGTGGGAGCAATCAGGTTGCTCCCTTGCCCCAGACTGTAACCAAGTGTGTGCTTGGTCTGATGATTACGAAAGTATGAAACAGTTAATTTATTTAGGAGTTCAAACATGAAATTATTAGATGACAAGGATATTCAAAAAGGTGTTTTAAATGCTAAGGGATATCCTGATATTTCCATAGCAAGAAGAATGGAAAAGATAATTGACACCTTAGAGCTTTTAGACATCAACATAGAGGCTGATGGCAGTCTTGCTATGAGTTGGATGGATATTGAGAATATAGGAGAGCAAGGCATTATCGATAGCCTTTACAGAATTTCAAAAAATCTTGTAGGTTTGAATTATGCCATTTCAACACACCATGATGATTATCATTGGTGGAGATTTAATTCTTTCATGGTCGCATTAAACGATTACTTAAAATTAGGTTTGAAGATATCTGACAGACCTACTGAGAGCGACAGATTAAGAGTTAATTCAGCCTACGACATGGGCAAGTTTTTATTTAACAACCAATAGGAGTAAATCAATGCAAAACATTCAAGATTTTGGACTATCAAACGACAACATTAAAGCCATCGCATCTGCTGAGAAAAAAATCTCAGGTCTTAAGGATGCCAACAAAGAGAATACCGCATCTATTCATGAGAGCAAAGTACATGATCAGTATGTGCCTTTCATTGTTCATTCTGCTCAGTTCCCAAGAACTAAAAGCGGTAACGTGGCAAAGGCAGTTACTCAGGCTATGTATGATGACCTCGTAAACCATTGCGGTATGAGCAAGAGCAATGCAAAAAGTCTTAAAGAGAATAGCATTAAATTTTGTGAGTTCTTTGATGTACCTACTCAAGCAACTCCTGAGTTTGTCAGGTCAATACTTTCAGATAATGATCTTGATACACAAACCAAGATTGTTGCTAAGGTGTCAGGCAAAAAAGAAGTTACTCTAGCTGAGAAAATCGCCAAGATGGTTTACGGCAAAGAGGTAACCAAAAAAGTTGATGGCATTGATCAGACTGTTTTTGTCCCTACTGATTTAACAATGGATGAGATCAATCAGATTGAGGAGCATATGGCTGACGTAAAGCGTAT